CATGGTACTTGAAACATGTAGTAGATCCGCTGCCCAGTGGTTTGCGACCACTGCCTTCCGTCACTGGCTGGTCCCCAGTTGCGGAAAGGCAGTTGCAAGCAGCCGCTACGTCAAAGGGAGCGTGTGGGCAGGAGCCACTATCCTAGGCACGTATGGTCTATATCGTGCCGCCTGTTGGTACCGGGAATGCGTCCCGGTGTCTACGGAGGATCTAATCGAGTCAGATGCAAAGCACGGTGAGGAAGCTGTGTTGGACATTGAGGACTGTCTCGAGGAAGATGAAGTTGGACAACCCGCAAAAATTGTTGTTGGGAGGGAGAGTGATCTGGTCGGGGCATCTATCGTTGCCCTCAAGCTTAAGTTTGGGGCAGCGTCTGGATACCGGCCTGAGGACTCACCCGCGGTTCGACGAGCCGCCTTTGAATGGATCCAAAGGCGCCTCCGTAAGGAGCACCCCAGCTTAAGGGACTGCGATGTTCGGCAAGTCGCCTACAGAGCAGTGCCACAGCTGTGGGTCCGTGATAAATTCGAGGTGTACAGCTCCCAGGTGAACAGGAGTTGGACAAAGGCCGCCCGCGATGGCAGCCTTTGGGTACCACTGAGGTTGGTCGCAGCGTTGCTGCTTGGCCGTGACCCAGTGGTGCCACCGCGAATGTAGGGTTGCCCAGTGGTAAAGGGAGGTGTGCGCACGCGTAGCGCACTGGACGCCAGCATGGTCAAGAGAGCTGGTAATCCAGGAAGCCTGATGAAGGTCACCCCCCTCCACGGGCAGCCCAAAACGCGCAGGGTCGTTAACCTTGCAAATGGAATGGGAGCTGAAGTAGAGTTCGGTATACACGACCACTGTTTGAGCAACGTGGAGCGTGGCATCCTAGAGAGGGTGTTCTTCAGGAATGGCACCGCTGTGCCACGTCCTCAAGTTGGTGAGTTCAAGAGAGTAATGGGGCCAAGCCTTCGTCGTCTGAAGCGTATGTTGCGTAAGCGTTCCCCTATTAGTGTCGACCAGTTCGTCGATAGCTATAAGGGCAAACGCCACACGATATATAGCCAAGCCGCCGAGCGGTTTGGTCGTGATGGAGTGAGACGTGGTGACGGATATCTAAACACCTTTGTTAAAGCTGAGAAAATCAACTTTACCAAAAAGAAAGATCCGGCACCACGGGTAATCCAGCCACGATCACCAGTCTACAATGTGGCGGTAGGCAGGTATCTCAAACCTCTTGAACATGACCTATACCGTGCTCTTGACAAGCTGTGTGGTGGTCCGACAGTCATGAAGGGCAGGAATGCCAATGGAACTGGGGCGGCGATTGCGGAGATGTGGGAACAGTTTGACGACCCAGTTGGGATCGGTGCCGATGCCAGCCGGTTTGATCAGTCTGTTTCACCTGAGGCACTACAGTGGGAGCACTCACTGTACCTCTACCTCTACGACAATGACCCAGAACTAGCTAAGTGGCTGACGTGGCAAATCGACAATCGGGGGTATGCGCGAACACCTGATGGGGTCGTCCACTACAGGGTGCGGGGTAGTAGAATGAGCGGTGACATGAACACTGGTTCAGGCAATGTTTTGATCATGTGTTGCATCGTTTGGTCCTTCTTCCAAGGCCTTCGGGTCGGGGGCAAGAGGGTCAAGTGGCGCTTGGCCAACAATGGTGACGATTGTGTCATCGTGGTTGAGCGGCGAAACACTGAACTCGTTAACAGCGAGTTCCCAGCGTTTTGCGCAACACTGATCTCGAAAGCACACTGGCAAAGGATTTGGTGAGCACTAAACCCATCCACAATGAACAATCCTGGAATTACTTCCGGGGTGCCATTGGGGATTGTGGTGAGGCACTTGCGACGGGAGTGCCTATATACCAAAACTTTTACCAGTACCTGAAACGTGGGGCTGGGGAAGCCCGTGCTCGTGACGATGGTGAGGTCACAGGCATGATGAACCTTGCGCGCGGTATGCGCCGGGGTACCCAGCCAATCCACGACAGCACACGCGTGTCATTTTTCCGGGCTTTTGGTGTCGAGCCTGGTCGGCAACGTCTCCTTGAGGGGGTGTACGATGCCGCCTCACCCTACTATACCACACCACAGAATGTTTCACAGTTCTCATTCCATCACTCCCTGGTGGCAATTAGCCACCCGGACGGCGTTTAGACAACCCATTGCGTCCGTCAGCGTCAGCTCCCCACAGCACCGGCCCACTGCAGTAATCGGTTAGCAGTGGGAGAACCCCTAAGAGATGGTCCCCTAACGGGTGGCGGCCTATTCACTCTTGGGGCAGACCCAGTGTTGTGGCCCAGCTGTTGGCTCGCGTAATGGTAATATGCCTAAACTGACCACCGTCCCCTCTACCCTCCTTCCTCCCACCTAGTTAAAGTCAAGTTGACATGGGGCCTACTAGGTGGAAAACCTTCAATCAGCAC